TAAATGTTAGTTAATTAATAAATAAATATTCATATTTACATATTAATATATTAACATATTTACATATTTACATATTTACATATTTACATATTTACATATTTACATATTTACATATTTACATATTTACATATTTACATATTTACATATAAAATATAAAATATAAAATTGAATTATATTTTATATAAGTTACAATCATATAACAAGTGTTATTGTTACCAGTATAATGACAAATTTACTCGTAGGAAACTCATCAAATTTTAGTGTAAACAACAATCCGCATCCACGCGACGAACTTATTCAGTTTGATGCCGGTCCACATAAATATACATGTAACGGTGAAGGAAATTATACATCAGTCACAAAATGGAACCATTCACATTTTAAAGAATTTGATGCCGATGCGATTATTACAAAAATGATGAATAATTCAAAGACTTGGTCAAAATCTCCCTATTATGGAAAAACGCGCGACGAAATTAAAGAATTATGGAATCGTAATCGCGATGAAGCAGCACAATTGGGAACTGATATGCATTACGGTATTGAATGCTACTACAGGGGTGAGGGCGAGGGTGAGGGTGGTGATGCTATGTTATCGCCTTATTTCCTTGCCTTTCTTGCCGATAACCCACATTTGAAACCTTATCGCACCGAGTGGATGATTTTTGATGAAGACGTCCATTTAGCCGGTTCAGTAGATATGGTATACGAGTCTGATAGTGGAATCGAGAATGAAGTTATGATTTATGATTGGAAACGATGTAAGGATATTAAAAAATCAAATGGATTTGGAGATTATGCTTTGACTGATTGCATTTCACATTTACCTGATACTAATTTCTGGCATTATGCACTTCAATTGAATACATATAAAGCAATTTTAGAATCAAAATATAATAAAAAAGTAACAAAAATGTGTTTGGTTTGTCTTCATCCAAATTTACCATCCTATCAAATAATTAATATTCCTAATTTAAAAAGTGAAATTTCAACATTATTTAATTTACGAAAAACAGAATTAAATGTCATTAATTAAATAGTTAAGTAAGTAGTTAGCTAATAATGGGTTTAACTATATATTTTATTTTTTATATTCTTAAATATACTTAAAAATACTTAAATATAATGCTAATTGTATAATACAATAGTATATATAAAATGTTTTATCACAACACTACAACTGAACCTACCGTAATGCCAGAAACGGGTTTTTTTTACAATCAATATTGTTTTGGCGTATTTTGTATTGGGTTTAGTATATTTTTTACTGAAATTGTATTGAAATACATAAAAATAACTGATTCATATGATGATGATAAGGTGGAGGAGGAGGTGGAGGAGGAAGAAATCTATACAGATAAATATATTGACGAATTTAATTTATTGAATGAACGGATTTTAACAGATTTAGATTATTTGAATTTAAAAAAAAATAGTATTTGCGAAACTACTCCAGGAGGAATTGTTTTATTAAATTACAATAAAGAAACAGATGGTTTTTGTTATTATACCGATAATTTAAAAGAAATTACCTATGATATTTTGGAAACCGTTGCACGTAAATTTGTCATTGAATATAATTGTAAACAATTATATATTAAACCTCAGTCGGACGAACCAACTAGTGCAGATGCAGGTAGTGAACCAACTAGTGCAGATGCAGGTAGTGAACCAACTAGTGCAGATGCAGGTAGTGAACCTAATACGAATGAATCAAAAAAACAAGTTTTTGCAAAATTTAAAAAATATAATACTGGCGGAAAAGGTTCTGTTTCTAAAATTAAAAATCTAAAACCAATTACTGAACAAGTAAATCGTTTTCGATACAAAGGAAAAATTTATGAATATGAAATTAATAAAAAAAAAAATAATGATACTATTGTGCCATCAACGACTATTGATTATGCAACATATAAAAAGAATTTTTTAGACGATAATAAAAATATGTAATAGTAATTATTTTAAAAACTTGTTATAATATAATTATGACAAAAAAGGACAAAAACAATGATGAAAAATCAGAAAAGAAGAAAGAAAAGAAAGAAAAGAAAGAAAAGAAAGAAAAGAAAGAAAAGAAAGAAAAGAAAGAAAATGATGATGAAAAGAAAGAAAATGATGATGAAAAGAAAGAAAATGATGATGAAGTGACAGAAAATGATGATGAAGGGACAGAAAATGATGATGAAGAATCGGGTGATACTAAACAAAGTGATCAGGCAGATAGCGAAGAGTCTTGCCCTGGTTGTACCGTTAACGAAAGAGGACTTCATCTGGTTAATCAGTCTACAGAATTTGAAAAAGAACTTGGCGATAAATTAAATGAAGGAATACAGAAATATAGTGTTTGTCCAAAATCTGCTATAAATGAACTTGCAAAAGTACCAGCAAAATTAGTTGATAGTGTTTCAAGTTCTATTAAAAATCTCGGTCATTCGGTTTCAAGTGCAGTTAATGATGTAGTTAATGCATCGTATGGGAGACATATCAACGGATATCCAAATATTTTTGGTCCTTTTGAACTTGTATATGCGTTAGGTGTTGATAAAGTACAAGGTGTTATAAATAGTATAGTATTAGGACCATCGGCAGAATTCATTATAAGTAATAACAATTTAGATATGTTACGTCAAAAAATTGACGAAAGAAATGTATTGTATGGTAAATTATTACATGACCCATCATTTAATGCTGTTTTTAGTAAATGGATGAGTGATTATACTGAACATATATTAACAACCATAAATATTGCTAAACCTGAAATAGATAAAATAAAAAAAGAAATTACGGATACAATTGAACATTTTGGCGATGATGTAGGTAGATCATTATCACATGCAGCAGTTAATGTCATTAAAACTGCAGTTGCAAATGTTCCTGTTATTGGTGGAATTGTACATTCGATTATCTCGGTAGATACTCTTGTAAGAGATATTGAAGATGTGTGTACGGGTCCAATCGGACTTGGTGCTGGAGTAATTTCGAAAGGAGTAAACGCGGTTAAAAGAGAAGAATGCAAATTAAATGAAAAATTAAACGAATTGAATGATAAAACTAATAAGATTGTTAATAGAGTGGAAAATAGTATTAATAAAACAGTCCAAAGCGGAGGACGTAAATCACACAAGAAAAATATTAAAAAAATAAAAAATACAACTCAGCGGATTAAATACATGTTAAATCGGTTTAACCGTAAAACAAAATGCCATATAAAAAAATTGAGGAATAAAAAAAATACAAGACGTTTATAATTATTTCCCTTTTATTTTTTTTCATCCTTTAATTCTTTTTCCTTTTTTAATTTCCATTCTTGATATCCAATACTTTTTTCTAAACTAAACGACGATTCTAGATGAGATGATGCTATTTTAAATACTTTCATTTCAATCTCATTCAGCGTTTTAATATATGATTCTAGAGTAATATCCATTTTATATAATAATGATGACTTGTACTTACTTAATAATAAATCTTTATTTTAATTCAATTTTTATATTTAATTATAAGAAATATAACAAATAATGCTATTTAACTGTTTTTGATTATTTACCATTTGGGTTAATTGAGTATCAATAATATATCCATTTTGTTTACATAATAAAAAAAAATCTGATATAGTATCAAGTGTGTATAATTCATTATTTATATTATATAATGCATAAACGCACTTATTTTGAGCATTATTTGTTTTAAATGCAGAATTTCGTTTTTGTTGTATATTTATTTGCTTGGTATGATTTATTAAAGGACCATCGGGGATTGTATTTATTGTAAGTATATTTTTATAATTAAAATATATATCTGTATATATTTCACTTTGAATAGAATACATTATTATAACTATACCTATAAAGTTTTAATTAATTAAAAAAATATTTAATTAATTAAAAAAATATTTAATTAATTAAAAAAAAAATTGAAAACTATTTGATTCTAATTATTATCATTACATTAGTTGTTTTAACTTGAGAATGAGTCTTTTATTACCATTTTCCAGTCAATCTTCAAGCAAAACCGCAACTTCCAAAATTTTCCGTTATAATTTAAGTGATACTATTCTAAAAGAAATTACTGATTTTTCAAAAATACATCAGAATGATGATAGACATGCATATAAAGATGCTTGGAATATGTGGAAGAATACACATGAACAATTAATTATTGATGAATCGCGTAGATTGTCAAATGTTGGATTTACGGGAGACGTAGATATTAAAATGTTTAAAGCAGGACGTTATTATTTTTCCAAAAAGTCAGTGGTATCAAAGACAAATAAAACTAGAAAAGAAACGATTGACGCACAAGTAGATAGTGATAATACAAATACTACAGATAATACACAGAAACGTAGTTATGTTAATATGGATGCTGATATTATTCAGTTGATGGACAGTCATCTAAAATCATCCATGGATACTGAAAATTTCAAACCTGAAAACAGTTTTGTTGAATTTATTACAAAAAATCAACATATTTTACAAAAGGAAATTATTAGATTAAAAAATATTATCATTCATTCTACACAAACAAATGATAATAATAATGCAATTTCGAAGAAAATTTCAACAAAATTAAAGAAAACGTTTAAAAATAGATATTTTATTCTTTCTAAATTAGGAAGCGGGGGGGGTGTTGCAACCACAACCACCAACTAAACTACCATTACATTTACTGCATGTATTTCCTATTATTTTTTTTTTCAATGTTTTTTCATTTGTTTTTTTACATTTTTTACATAATTTTAATTCCGATAATATATTTTCATTTACAGATGGGACTTCATTGTCACCGCTAGTTTTTGCGTTTTTTTTTGCGTTTTTTTTTGTAGTTTTATTACCTTTCTTTTTACGCGTAAACGTTTTTGCTTTTCCTTGTGTATATTTGGGATGTTTACCTTCCTTTATTTGAACCCATTCTTTTTTTGCACTGGGTGCAACATCTCTAATAGAAGGCGAATTTCCTTTCTTTTTTTCCTCCCCTAATTTCATTTTAATTAATTCCAACCATGTCATGGGAATTTTACTCATTTTGTATATTATGCCTATATAAAAATATTATTAATAATAATTAAAAAAATTGACTTTAAAAATATCTAATATACTATGTAACAATATAACAATATAACAATATGGTCAAAAATACTTCAGGCGGTTGCAAGGGAAAAAAAGTTGCACGTAAAAATATGTCATATGGGACACATGATGTTAGAAAATCAACAGATGATAATGAAATGTATGCAGTTGTTACTAAAATTTACAGTAGTCAGCGTTGTTCTGTATTTGGATCAGATGGAAAAACATATAATTGTAATGTACGTGGGAAATTTTTAAAAAATAAACGTGGTTGTGGAGAATTATGCAATGGGGTTTGGATTTTAATTGGGTTTTATGACTGGGAAGTTCGTTCTGACGGAAGTAAAAATTGTGATTTATTGGAAATCTATAGTTCTATTGAAAAAGATAAATTGAAACAATTTGAATCATCTCAAAAATTATCACACCTATTGAAGATTGAAGGAATTGATACAAATGAAATGACTTTTTCAAACTTTAATATTAACGATCCCGTTACCGGCACTAATGATAAAAATAATGGTAAAGATGAAGAAATTATCGATATGGATAATAATGACAAAAGTAATTTATCTATGCATGATATTTATAATTCACCTCAACCCAAAGAAAATTTAAAAGAACAGACTGATTGGTTATCAATTGACGTTGATGAAATTTAAAAATTTACCACCACCCAGAAAACCATCCTTTTTGTGCTGTTGATTCTTGTTGTTTTTCATTATCGTTTATTTTTTCATTATCGTTTATTTTTTCATTATCGTTTATTTTTTCATTATCGTTTATTTTTTCATTATCGTTTATTTTTTCATTATCGTTTATATTATTAGTTATTAACTCAGTACCATCAAATGCACCATCACCAATTGATGTAACTGTTGATGGAATTACAATTTCGTCCTTCTTCGTTTCTTCGTCATGTATGGTAGTGGTGGTATTGTAGTACAATGAATTAACGACAGTAGATGATATATTGTCTATCAACCCATTTTCTCCGACACTCATTGGCATTAAAGTGGTATTTGGATGCCATGCGGGAACGATGACAGTTGATTCTTCTTCTTCTTTTGTTTCTTCTTCTTTTGTTTCTTCTTCTTTTGTTTCTTCTTCTTTTGTTTCTTCTATAAAAGGAATTTTATATGTTAAATTATTAATATTATCGATTATTTCCATTTCATTATTCCTACCAGTTATATATAATGGCATATGTGTATTTATTGCATCATCTATAATTGTTCCTGCCCATTTATATTTTAATATACTCAATTCATCGATTATTCCATTCCACGTTTCATCTATAATTTTAAAATTATCAGTTTCAGTTTCAGTTGTGTTAATCATAACACTTGTTTTTAATTTTATAATTAATTGTCTATATTTTTTAAGACAAGAAAATATTTTTCTAGAATTAATAGTTGATGTAAAGATATTTTGATTATCAAATACCTTACATGCAATATATTGTGAATACCATCCCCAACTATATGACTTTTCTCGTGGCAAATAATGACATAAATCAGAAATATCATAAGGAAATGAAAAAATATCACTATTTAACTGTTCAATTATAATTATTGAAAGATGATTGAATAATAGTTCATTGTAAAAATGTGTATTATTTTGTTTCATCATTATAATAAGTGGTTTAATAATTGACCAACCTTCTTGATGTAAAAGTACATTGGTCGCTTCTATAATAAAATGATCTATTAATGGTTTATGAGATAGTCCTTCATTGGTTTCACTAAAACGTATAAATCCATTAAGTATGTTTAATGACATATTAATATCGTTAGTTGTTGAAACATGAAAAATTAATTTATAAATAATTCCAATATAATAACTAATATCGTGATTTGAAATATTAGTTTTCGTATCAGTATTAATCATTGTTAAAATATATTTAATAAGCGTTTGAGTCATTATTGTTACTTCTTCATGGTTTTTATTATTTATGTTGCGAACTAACTCTGTTATTTGTTCTTTTATTATTAAAGTAAACTCCATTATATAATTTAATTATAGTTTTTCTTTTAATATCTTTATATTTGTATTATTAATCTTTTTTCGCTTAGTATATTTATTACTTGATATGTTTTTTTTATTACATAATATGATACGCTTTGTTTGATTATGTTTGGGGGTTTCGTTGGGTTTTGTGGTTTCGTTAAATATAAAATATAATGCATTTAAATCTTGAAACATTTGTATAGACGGATTAAAATTAATATTATTTAAATAGGTTTCTATTGTGAAAAATAAATTATTATATTTTATCTCATTATTTACATCTGAAAATTGTTCTATTTCACTTGGGTCTATATCAATATTGTATTTCAAAATAGAAAAAAATTTATAATTATTCGAAAACGTTTTATGGTATTTGTTTATAAATGATATAATTATATCATTTCTTAATATTCCATTATCGTTATCAATTATACATCTGTCTTTATGTATATGATCTAATTCGTTATTCTTATCTATATAAAGTAAATAAACTAATACTGATTTTACTGGTTCTTTGTAAAAATCATTATACTTTTCTTCTTCATCTTTTAACTTGTATAATGTCGTTGTATCTATTTCTTCATCAGAATCTATACTTGAATCACTATAACTATCATTACTATCACTACTATCATTACTATCATTACTATCATTAGTATTTTCATAATCATTATTTACCATTGTATTGTATTTATAATGAAATCATAATAATATTAAAAAAATTAAACTTATATTTATTATTATTATTATTAATCAATAAATTACATCTTATTTTTTGATTAATCACATCCATCGCTACTATAATAACTTTCATCATTTAATTCATTTAACAATGAATCGTTTTCATATTCCTCACTAATTGTCGGTTTTCCGTAAAACTTAGATAGATCGCCTAATCTATCAATATCAATATCACGTATATTTTGTTCCTTGATAATACGATGATTGAATAATATATTTCCTAATTTTTCATCGTCTTTTATACTTTGATCATGCATAATTTTTAATTTACTATATTCAATATCTACATATTTATAATTATACATACCTTGTGCATCATTCGATTTATTTATATTAATATATACCCACCCAGGCAATGAGTTTTCTGTGTCTTTATTTTCATTGCTTGGATTGTTAATTGTTTTTTGCGAAGATGCTGCTTTTGAAAAATTATTTACAGGATTTTTTACGGTTTGTGTTGTAGTTTGACTCAACCCAGGAAATTCATGCGGTACTGCATTAATTGAGAACTCTTTTTTCGGTTCTCTTTTTTGAGTATTAATCGGGGTAGATTTTCGATATGGTTGAGATGATGAATTACTACCCTTTTCTTGTTCTCTGCCATTACGCTTTGACGGAGGAACATATTTATTATTTTTAACAAGAGTCCAATCATGAGATACCATTTCTTTGGTTTATTGCTTCTTTTCTATTTATTAATTCATATATTTAATTTATTAATATTCGATTTATTTTTTTATTATTTTTATACTTACTTATTAAACTATACTATGAATATTAATAATTTATCAGAACAGTTATTAACTAATATATTTAGTTCAAACCTATTTTATGATAATAATGATAATAATGTTAATAAAGATAAACATAAAGATTTATATATTAAATTTATTATTACATTAATTGAACAACATAACTTAACCGATTCTATTTGTGCCGATTCTATTTGTGCCGATTCTATTTGTGCCGATTCTATTAACATACTAGATAACTCATCCTTTTCATATAAACAAGTTCAAGATATTGCATTTCAACTATCTTTGCAAATACACATATTAGAACAACTCGGATTTACTATGCTGTTTTTACAAAAATCTGATATATTAGTAATAACAATTAAGGACAAACTATTTTATTTTATCGCAAATTTATCACAAATTGTACCTATTTACAATAAATCTCCAGATTATTTAATTTTAAAATATATATCGGTTTCTTCATTTCCACAAAATGTTTGTGCTCCAGAAATTTATCATGCTAAATCTTTACCATTTATTACACATAAAACTGCCGTTTATTATAGTATAGGACTACTATGTTTGAAATTACTTAATCTCTCTTTGAATAACTTAAAAGGTACAAAATTATTTTATTTTTTAGAGAGATCCATGAATAGTGATCCATCCAAGCGTTCCTTATTATTTTTATAATTTTTATATAATTTTATAATTTTTATATATTTTTATAATTTTTATATAATTTTATAATTTTATAATTTTTATATAATTTTATAATTTTTATATAATTTTTTATATTTTTTATTCTATTCTTAATCTATATATGTCAATTGTTACATTAAAACGTAGTTCATCTAGATTTCAAAAACGGGTTTCTTCCGGGGTAACTAACTTTTCATTAAACGGGGGATATAGAAATCAACGTTCTATTGGAAATACAAATCTTGCTGCATTATCAAATTCAAACTATAATTTATGCAATGCAAATGATCCTACTATTATAAAAAAATCATCTAAAAGTACAAAAGGACATTTATATTCTTCTTTATGTGATTATAACAATCCTTGTGGTTCTGGTATTAATAATATGGGTTGGGTTAAAAATTTCTCACCAGAAGACCACAGCGCAGGTGAACATATTGTTAATAAAGTTTTAGTAGAATCTGCCAATTGTGTCAATAACATTAACCATAATTCAAATGATTCAACTATTTGTTGCAAAGAAAGATCATATCATATTGGAGGAAAACGTTTTTATACTGTTAATAATACAAAAAAAATAGATGAATTTTTAAAGGTAAAAGGTGCTGTTTCTTCTGGTGATTATTTAAGAGCAGGTCTCTTATTAAATAAAAAATATGATTCATCTTGCAATACTACTATTGAAAGTATTTCACATTCGCCGAAATCATTATTAAATAGCGGTTGCTATCATTGTTAATTTTTACATAATTTTTATATAATTTTTATATAAATAATATAAATTATTTAAATACATTTGATTGTATAATATTATCATCAATGCTATCATTACCGTATTACCGTTTAAAACTACAAGTTCCTCAAGATTTACTACATATTTACAATGATGCAGTTAATAAACATAACGAAACAACTCAATCTCTTTTTGATTCTGTTAATACTAACTTTAATAACAATCTGGAAAATAGACAACCTATCAATAAACACGTTGATGCCGGGTTTGATTTATTTTGTCCATCCGAATTAGATGTTACGTCTAAAACAACTATTAAAGTTGATCAAAAAGTTAAAGGTTCTATGACCTTTTTTACGAATAGTTCTGCTTGTGGTATTCCTGTTGGATATTATATGTATCCCAGATCAAGTACCGGCACAAAAACACCTCTTCGACTTGCCAATTCAGTTGGAATTATTGATTCAGGATATCGGGGGAATTATATTGCTGTTTTTGATAATTGGTCTGACTCTACATATTCTATTCAAAAACAACAAAGATTAGTGCAAATTTGCCCGCCTAATATTTCGTTTCCTTTCTTTATTGAGTTAGTTGATAATTTAGACACAAATACTCAACGTGGAGAAGGTGGTTTTGGATCTACTGGCAATTAATATTCATATATTCATATATTCATATATTATACTCAATATTTATCATTTATTTTATAGTATAATATATGAATGAGTACAAATAGTAAAAATGAAAGTACTATTGGAAGTGAACCGAGTGATTCCGATAGTGAGTTAACAAGTGATAATAGAAGTAATGTTTATCATGATAATCATGATAATGACAATGATGATAATGACAATGATGATCATTATTATAATAATAATAATAACGATAACAATAATAATAACGATAACAATAATAATAACGATAACAATAATAATAATGAAACTAATGTGCAATACAATAAATTAACATATAGTGACATTAGAGAACAAATTAACAAATCATATGAACAAGATATAGTTCATAGATATTCATCCGCATTAGACATTCTTGCAAGTTACATAAAAGGTCAAAAAATTATTTATATGGAATCAAGTTACTATACGGTTAGATTACTAAATTTCCTTATGATGCCAGCTATGCTTATTTCTGCGATTATTACTGTTTTACAACAAGCAGTTGATGATCCAATTATTTTAGCAGCACTTTCTGCATGTGTTACTTTTTTATTAGCAATTATTAATTATTCACATCTAGATAGTGCATCTGAAGCACATAAAATATCATCACATCAATATGATAAACTTCAAACATATACTGAGTTTCAGTCCGGACAAGTTTTATTATTTAGTAATCCTATTCTTAATAATGAAAATTTAACTCGTTATTGCAACAAACAAAAAAAACGAATTCAAACATCGGTTGCTTGGCAAAATGATATTGGTAACGGTAACGGTAACGGTAACGGTAACGGTAATTATAACGACGATAATAATGATATACATGATGTTTCTTCATCTAATAATCGACAACGAAAAATATGGATCGAAAATGCAGAAAATACTATGTTAAGTAATATTTACCAAGAACGATTAGATGCGGAAGCACAACTCATAAGTAATATGCGTGATAACATTGTTCGAATTGAAGATAAAATTGCAGATATAAAAGAATCTAATCAATTTATTATTCCACGTAAAATTAGATATACATATCCTTTACTTTTTAATACTAATGTTTTTTCAATTATTAAAAAAATTGATGATTATAGAGCAACTATTTTAACTGAATTAAAACATGTTAAAAATGAACTACGATACATTAGTGCTTGGCAAAAAAAACAATATTCGATTTATGGGAACTCTTATTTTATAGATAAATATAAAAAAAGAACAAGTGATTTATTTCAACAGAAAAAAAAAATTGTTAATACTATTTTATTTTTAAATACGGCATTCTCTATGATTGATAAAATGTTTCAACAAGAAATTTTAAATGCAAAACTAAGAGAATCTTTTTGGATTCGGTTTTTTGTTTATGATTTATTTAATTGTTTATGTGTTGAAAAAATTAAGTTATTGTTACCACCTGATTATATTGACCCTGTTATTTCTGGTGGGTATATAATGGAAAAAATTATGAAAATGGATGACATTAATCCTACATTTTATATGTCTAACAATGATCCACCTAACAATTCACCACCTAACAATTCACCACCTAACAATTCACCACCTAACAATTCACCACCTAACAATTCACC